AGCATTCCGACCTAACCCCGGCCCACAGACTGACTTCTTAGCTGCCAATGAGCGTGAAGTATTCTATGGCGGTGCCAGGGGTGGTGGTAAGACATATAGTCTTTTGATCGCTCCTTTACGGTTTGTAGATAAGCCTACCTCCCGTGCTCTACTGATTCGCCGGTCTATGCCTGAACTACGAGATGTGATTTTCCAGACTCAACAGTTATACCCTAAAGCTGTCCCCGGTGCTAAGTTCAAAACTCAGGAGAATACTTGGCACTTTCCTAGCGGTGCCCGTATTGAGTTCGGGTATTGTGAAAACCTAACAGACGTGCTAAGATACCAGGGTCAATCATACTCATGGATCGGAGTTGACGAGTTACCTCAGTATGAGTCACCGGATGTCTGGCACTTCTTAAGATCCTCTCTCCGATCTGCTGATCCTAGTATTCCGTTACACTTTAGAGCCACTGGCAACCCAGGCAACAGGGGTAGCCGTTGGGTTAAAGAGTTATTTATCGATCCGGCTGAACCTAACACCCGTTTTACTGAAAAGGTCGAATACGAATTAGAAGGTAGAACACTTTCTACCGAGATCACCAGAAAGTTTATCCCTGCTTCGGTCTGGGATAACCCTTATCTCACTCAAGATTCCAGCTATATCGCAATGCTGGCATCCCTACCGGAAGTCAAGCGTAAGCAGTTTCTCTACGGTGACTGGGATGTAGTAGAAGACGGAGCCTTTTCAGAGTTCAGTAGATCCACCCATGTTGTTGAACCGTTTGAAGTACCTAATGGTTGGACTAGGATTCGTGCAGCAGACTTTGGGTTTTCTTCACCTTCGGCTATTCTATGGGGTGCGGTAGACTACGATAATAATATCTGGATCTATCGTGAGTTATATGTCAGCAAGGTAACCGCAGACCAGTTAGGTCGCATGATTCGTGAAGTAGAGTCTGGCGACGGCAAGATCTACGATGCAGTTCTAGATAGTAGCTGTTGGGCTAGACGAGGTGATCGGGGTCCTTCTATCGCTGAGATGCTAAATGCCGAAGGGTGCAGGTTTAGACCATCGGACCGTTCACCGGGTTCCCGTATCAGTGGTAAGATCGAAATTCATAAGCGGCTTATGGTTGATGAGGATACTGAGGAACCAAGGCTAAGGATTTTTGAAAACTGCCCTAACCTTATACGCCAGTTAAATTCTCTACCGTTGGATAAGAACAACCCGGAAGACGTAGATACTAAAGCAGAAGACCACGCTTATGATGCTCTAAGGTATATGGTTTCTTCAAGACCCACAAACATTCGGACCGCTTTCGAAAATACTCCGAAGTCTACTTGGCGACCGAGTGATAACCGGTTTGGTTATTAAAAGAGGTATATATGGCTGAATACGACAATGACAAGATTAACGTCCTTGATGACGATAGGGACGAGGAAGCTCGCGGCCAATATACCAATATGGTCAGCTATGTCGAGGATCGATTTGAACGGGCTAAAGATGCTCGCTACTTTGATGAGTCTCGTTGGCTACAGTCTTACAGAAACTACAGAGGTATCTACGGTCCTGACGTACAGTTTACCGAAACTGAGAAGTCTCGTGTATTTATCAAGGTAACCAAGACCAAGGTACTTGCCGCGTATGGTCAGCTTATCGACGTGCTGTTCAGCCAGAATAGATTCCCCATCGGTATTGACCGTACTACGCTACCTGAAGGAATTGCTGATACTGCTCACTTCGATCCTAAAGAGAAGCAGGATGCGGAGGTTGTCCAGCAATTTGAAGATCGTTACGGGTTCCCAGGTGACGGTAAGGATCTAAAACCGGGTGCTACTTCGGTTGATTTGAAAGAAAACTTAGGGGCTTTAAGAGATGACCTTAAGGACATCGAAGGTCTTAAGGAAGGTCCAGGTGTCACCCCGTCATCGATTACATTCCATCCGGCAGATGTAGCTGCTAAGAAGATGGAAAAGAAGATCAAGGATCAGCTAGAGGAATCCGCTGCCACCAGACATCTTCGGTTTAGCTGTTTCGAGTGTGTCACCTTTGGCACCGGTATTATGAAAGGTCCGTTTGCTTTTGATAAAGAATATCCTAACTGGGATGAAGATGGTACGTACAATCCTATTATCAAGACTGTCCCCCAAGTTGAATACACCTCTATCTGGAATTTTTACCCGGACCCGGATGCGTACAGCATGTACGACTGCGACTATGTGGTCGAGCGCCATAGACTAACCAGATCTCAACTACGTAACCTAAAGAACCGCCCATACTTCCGCAAGTCCGCTATCGAGGCTGCTATTAAGGACGGTCCTAACTACGTTCGTGAGTGGTGGGAAAACGATATTGACGATAGCCAAGGGTCAGATGGTGGGTCTGCTTATGCTGGTTCTGACATTGAGCGGTATGAAGTTCTAGAGTTCTGGGGTACTGTAGATGCCCAGATCGCTAAAGATAATAACCTGGAACTACCAGATGAGTACGCAGATGATGACGAAGTACAGGTCAACTGTTGGGTATGTAACGGTGAGGTACTTCGCCTAGTTATCAATCCGTTTACCCCTAAGCGTATCCCGTACTTTGCTACACCGTATGAGGTTAATCCTTATTCATTCTTTGGTGTCGGTCTAGCAGAGAACATGGACGACACTCAAACTCTTATGAACGGGTTTATGCGTCTGGCAGTCGATAACGCGGTACTATCCGGTAACCTGCTTATCGAGGTGGACGAGTCGAACCTGACACCTGGACAGGATCTAACTGTGTATCCTGGTAAGGTATTCCGTCGTCAGGGTGGCGCACCGGGTCAGGCCATCTTCGGTACTAAGTTCCCTAACGTGTCCAGCGAAAACATGATGCTCTTTGATAAGGCTCGTGTACTTGCTGACGAATCTTCTGGCCTACCATCTTTCTCATATGGTCAGACCGGTGTAAGTGGTACAGGTCGAACAGCGGCTGGTATCTCTATGCTTATGGGTGCGGCATCCGGTTCGATCCGTACAGTTATTAAGAACTTTGATGATTATCTGCTTCGTCCTTTGGGTGAGGCAATGTTTGCATTTAATATGCAGTTCGACTTCGACCCTGAGATCAAGGGTGACCTAGAGGTTCGCGCTCGTGGTACTGAATCGTTCATGCAGAATGAGGTACGGTCACAGCGTCTTATCAGCTTCCTACAGATCTCTAGTAACCCTGTGCTTGCTCCGTTTGCCAAGTTCCCTTACATCATGCGCGAGATTGCTGCTACGATGGATCTTGACGTGGACAAGGTTGCTAACAGCCCCGAGGAAGCCTTCCGTCAGGCTGAACTACTTAAGCAGATGCAGCAACGTATGCAAGCTGATCAACCTGAAGCGGCTGTCGGCCAGGATGCTATGGGTACAGGTGGGGGTAATATCGGTGTGGGTCAAGCCCCTGTTCCTGGTGAGCAGGGCTTCCCGACCGGTGGTGGTCCTCAGCCCCAACAAGGCCAGCCACAACAGGGCGGTGGTCAAGGCATCCCGCCTGAACTAATGGCTCTGCTACAGGCTGGTGGTCAGTAATGAACCCTAAAGTCGCACGAGATGTTCTGCCTTTAGTAAGCAACCCTGACTTTGCTGAACTTATCGGTATCTATCTGGACGAGAAGATCTCAGAACAATATAAGATTATGGAGCAGTCTGTAGATACGCACGTTATCTATCGAGCACAAGGGGCTGCGTCAATCCTAAGACGGCTTAAGAGCATGAAGGCTGAAATTCAAAGTTCTGCGGAGAGGGATAAGTAATGGTTAGTACAGCACAAGATATCATGGATCGGTACGGCATTGACCAAGACTTTGCCACCAGTATCGAATCGTTGGGTAACGATCTTGGTGTAGACCCGATGTATCTTGCGAATACCATGTACTTTGAGAGTACGCTTAATCCTTCTGAGAAAAATAAGGCCGGTAGTGGGGCTATGGGCTTGATTCAGTTTACGCCTAAAACCGCAAGTAACCTAGGAACTACAACTGATGAACTAAGTCGTATGACTCCGGTTGAGCAGATGGAATATGTTCGCAAATATTTCTCCGCTGATAATTTAGGTGCTGGTCGGCTACGTGATCTACGAAATGATCCATCTCAGCACAACGTAAATATGGCTGTGTTCCTCCCGTCTATGATTGGTAAGCCGGTGGATACTCAGATTGATCGAAAGTACTGGCAGAAAAATGGTTCTATTCGGACCCCTGCTGACTATACAAGAGCCGCCGAAGAACGGGTTAACGCTTATGTCCAAAGTAATTCTGTGGATACACAGCCTGACCCCGTAGATGCACAAACCGATGAGATGCTGTCTGAGGAACAGCCGGGGAGCACCTTTCGTCCCGAAGTCGTCCCTGCTTCTTTTGATACCGATGCTGTTACTAGCAGTACGGATGAGGAAACACTTGAAGTAGATGATACTCTTATGGCTGAACATGAGGAAAAGATTAGACGCGGCGAGGCTCCTAGAGGATCAAAGCCCACGGAAGAAGGTGGTTATTATACTGAAGGAGAGTATGGGTTTAGAACAAACCCAGAGGGCGAGGTTGTTGCAGACTCAGGGGTAAATAGTTTAGAAAACGTGGCGACGAGTGTTGGCGAAAGACTGAGGACTATACTGGGAAATAACGAGGATTCGGAGGCTCTTGAACTTAACAAAGGTGGATTGGTCGAGTCTGCAAGAGAAGGTGTTTATTCGTTAGGATCTCGTGGTGCTGCAAGAGAGTTGCGAGATACTGTCGCTAAAGAATTAGGCGTGTATGAGACTTCGGAAGAAGCTCGGTCTATAGCAAATAAGTACGGACTCAACGGAAAAGAGACAGATACTCTTAGACATATCTTAGGTGCGGGACTTCTAAAATATATCGACAGAGATTTTACTCAGCCTCTTTTACAGGGGACCGAAGTATTAGATAAACTCCAAGTTTCTGTTCAAAGGTTAATGGACTCGGACGCTGAAAATAAATATAGACGAAGTTATTATGACCAGTCGATTGAAGAAGCCAACCGAGATATTATTAATTATCAGGTCGGATCAGCTTTAGCAAAACAGTATGATACAAAAGACGATTTTATTAAGTCTGCTGTTAAACTCGTAAAGGATCTAGGTAAGGGTAAAACTCCCATAGTCGTAGATAAGATGCCTACACGGTTTGGTCTTGTTGATAGAGAATTAACGCCTCAGCTAAGTACGGGTGTAGTTTATAATCCTGACGAACTAAAAAGAAAAGGCGTAATTTATGACCCTGAATCTGATGCTATGGTGAGTTCTAGAACAGTTTTATCTCCTCCTATTCCCGAACCTCGCCCTGAAAACTTAAAGAAAGCAGAAGGTGGTTCAGTGGAAAAGGAAGTCGAGTTTATCAAAGAAGAAGATGATGACGATGTACCTGACCCACCTCCCGGAGCAACACCAGAAGAAGTAGCAGACGATATTCCTGCTTATCTATCCACAGGTGAGTATGTCCTACCAGCTAACGTAGTTAGGTTTATCGGTCTTAAGAATATCACCGATATGCACCAACGCGCTCTGGCTGAACTACAACAGATGGAAGATCTTGATATCATCGAGAACGTAGACGAGAATGGCTATGTTGAAGAAGATGATGACGAGATGGACTATATGAAGCCGGAAGGTGTGGTCGAGATTGTAGTTGCCGAGCATCACCCTAAAGGTCTAATGGCTATGGGGTTTGCTGAAGGTGGTGTGATTGAGGGATACAAATATGTTCCCGGCGTAGGATACAGACCTGAAAATACTGCGGTAACTGAACTTCAAGAAAGCGCAGGCGATCTAGGCGAGTATGTATCTGGTGTAGGTTTTGTACGACCGCCAGAGTCAGACGACCGTCCTATGCCTTCCCAAAAGTCTAGCCAAGCTGACGCTAAGGCTGAGGCTATTGTGTCTATTCTCGATGGTATTCATTCGGTGTACGATGAAAATGAAGGTGTTACCACTCAACAGTTCTTTGGTAAAGACGAAGAAGGTAATCTGATCGGTCCTGATGATCCGAGGACTCAAGAACAGCTATTCAAACTGTCTGAGGCAGCAGGTAGACAAACTTTTGGAATCATCCAAGGTCGGGGCGAGAACAGCGATATGGCACCTCGTGATAAAGGAATCACTAGGTTTCTCCGTAATGTTACTGGACCTAGTCTACCGGGTCGAGTTATCTCAGATGAATACTTAGCTAAAGGTCTTGCAAAACTTAAGAAAGACATCCCAGAAAAAGTTTACGAACGTGAGGATGTGACGGGTAAGTTTTATAACCCAGAAGACCCTCAAGATATTTTTTCAGGTGATCTACTAAAAGGTGGAGATACCGGCCCAGCACGAAACGCTATGACCCTTTCCCCCGAGGGTAAATCTCTTAGTGTAGCTGATATGATGGCGGCAAGCATCGGTAAAGAGTACGCTCAACAGGGTAGGAGTGATACCCCCGGTGGTGGCAATACACAATTTGGTGGTGCAGGTGTTAAATCTTATCCTGGTACTCAGGCTGGTTGGAAGGCATTTACCTCTGATGTAAGTCAAGGTTTTAAAGACCTCGGTTCCTTTATGACTTTTGGAGGTCTTGCTACTACAATCGGTAAAGGTCTAATGAACGCATTTAACGGTAGACAAACTTTTACCTCTGTCGGAAACCAAGGGTTACCCGCTTCCATTGCTAAAGGTGGGTTTGTTACAAAACAAGGAATTATGAGACCCAGATCTTGTGATTAATACGAATACCTATCTAGGTATGAATGTGGGCTACCCTATACCCCTCTCGTGGTGAGAGGCTACTAGAGGCCCCCAAATGGAGACTACCATGTCTATGGTTGCAGAAGTAGAAGAAAATAATTATACTACTATGAAGTACCGGAACAACCGGGTGGAACAAGACGAACGAGAACTAGCAGAACTAGAAGCAGAACGAAACAAATCCCCTGAACAACGCGCTGAGGAAGACGAAGATGCTAACCTTGATGCGGAAGAAGCTACATTTAAGAAGCGTTATGGAGACCTTCGACGCCATATGCAGCGAACTCAGGAGGAAAACAATCGCCAACTACGACTACTACACGAACAAGTTGAATCTCTTACTAAGAAACAAGTTAAACTTCCTAAGTCTGACGAGGAACTTGATGCGTGGGCTAAGAAGTATCCAGACGTTGCTAAGATCGTTGAGACTATCGCTACTAAAAAGGCTGTGGAAGCGCGTGGCGAAGTAGACCAGCGACTAAAGCGAGTCGAGGAACTAGAGACTAAGATTGTGCGAGAGAAAGCTGAAAAAGAACTGGCCCGACTTCACCCAGACTTTGATGAAATACGCCAGGACAAGGGTTTCCATGAGTGGGTTGCACAGCAGCCTAAGTGGATTCAGAGCGCACTGTATGATAACGATACAGATTTCTTAGGCGCTTCTAAGGCTATTGACCTGTATAAAGCAGAGAATGGTCGTAAGAAGCGTACTAAGGACACCGACGCAGCCCGGTCAGTACCGACTCGGAACCGTCGAGAAGACCTAAGTGATGGCAAAGTCACTTGGTCAGAATCTCGGGTTAAGCGTCTAACAGCCCAAGAATACGAAAAGTTTGAAAAGGATATTGAGAACGCTATTCGTTCCGGTAACTTTGAGTATGATATTTCTGGTGGTGCTAGGTAATTTTTTACTTGACACCATTTTAGAACTAGACTATAATAGTACATATTAATACCAAAGCGCCTCCCTCGGTTGGGACCACCGCTTACAATACGACAGCGGCTAACCTTCGCTTTCAACTACCTGATAAACTAGGCCGGTTTAATCTCCCACCCTATCTTTTGTCAGCCTTGGATGACCGACGTTAGCTCTTTTCCGCACTTTTTGAAAGGAGAAAACTCATGGCATTTAGGAGTGCGGCAGGATATGGTAACCTTCCTAATGGTAACTTTAGTCCAGTTATCTAT